CGTTCGACGGGAACATACTGACATCAACGAAGTCTTCCGGCTCTATATCCCCGACTGTTTTGTCTGCTAGGGATACCCGGTCAATCCCATATGCGTTGCCCAAGAACGTGTGGGTATGTTCCTGTTGGGTGGCAGTCATCCCGTAAGAGGTTGCCTTGATCATTGCTGCCCGTTTTTGATCGCCTGACATTCCACCGAACAACGGGAAGTCTTCCTGCAATCGAATGAACGCAGTCGAGTGAGCGACACTGTTCAGCAGTTCATCGTTACCGATCACGCTATCGAAGATGACCTGTTCGTCCTTGTTGAGTTCCACATGGGGAATACGTGTCGTCTTTTCGGGATCAGCAGCGCCCTTCTGGTAGAACGCTGTCCACTGTGCCTTCTTGCGACCATTGACCTCTTGCTGCGATGTGTCTTGGACTTCCCGCAGTGCGTCCCATGCCGTTTGCTGACGGGCGATGTTGGCTTGTGTCGGTTTGTTCCGTGTCGCAGTAGATGTGCGAGAGAACGCAGACATCTTCAGGTTGAATTTGACAATGGTCTTACCGTGTTGTCCCCTGAAGGCTTCGTCAGAATCAACAACCTGTGTCGGTACTTCTGGCACTGTGACTGTTAGCGGTATCTTTCGCTTCCCCGCCTCCTTGCGGTACTTGGTTAGTTCCCGCTTTGCCTTGATCACTGCTTGCTTGTCTGACCCGCTACTCGCGGCTACACCTAGGGCACCGTCGTAACGGGATCGCAGTTCGTCGTCCGACCATGTTTTGATCGGGACAATGTTGAGTTCCTTGTCAGACCGGATGCCGGTGTCGGGTAGGTTCCCATCCCTTTCCTGCAATGCCGTGTTGATTTCCTGTAAGCGCGCTCGTAGGCGTTTGTGATCTGTACCGGATGAACGGACCCGGCCCGCCGTAATGTCCGCTAGTGCCTGCGTAGTGGACGCACGATGATTCTTCAGCCCCACTCGGTTCATCTTGCTAACGGGACGATCCAATTTCCGTAGTGTTGCCTTCAGATTCCGTTCCGCCAACTTGTTCGGAGAAACAACCAACTTACGTGCCGCGTCCTGCCGCATACCTTCCGCTAATGCCGCGTGTGCGGATAGGTGCTTGTCGAACGCAAGCAGCGCGGCTTCCTGAGTGGGTTGACCGGGGATAAGGTCATCGCCCCATTTGTTCGGATCAGGTTCATGGGTGCTGACATACCATTTCTTGTCTTCATACTGAAAAAAGTCGTACTGCTCTCCACCCTTGGTATTCAAGGTGACGTACCCGTCGATGGGATGCGCTTCGGCCCCAGTGATGTTGGACAGTTTGCTGAGCATGGACTTCTTGATGATGACTGTGCCAACCGGCCTGTTCCAATACACCGGGTTGATGACGTGACGGACTACTGCCTTGTGCTCTAGGACGGATGACATTCCCGCCAAGGTTAGGTGTAGTTCCGTCAGTTGATTAGACACGACTACGCCGACGTGTAAGCGGCTTCGCTTTTGACGGTGCCTTTTTCCTTGGCTTTGACGGTCCTGCATTTTCTCTAATGACGGTATTCATTGATTCTGTCAACGCCTTGTTGATGTCAGTGAATGTCTTACCGCGTGTCTCGTACTTACCATCAGCAGTTCTACGCACACCAAAGACAAGATCGTCGTCCTCATTGTGTACTGACCCAGCGATCAAATACCCACCTGGGTTCGATGGATCAATCCCTGAATTCAACTTGCCAAATGTCCAACCCTTCGGTGCTGTCAAATTAACTTTCGCATCACCGTTTGCGAGTTCATTTGGCTTGACTGAACTTTCAAGACCTGCACGTAACGCTTCGTTAAGTGAACCGTGTACCTGAGTTGATTTGTCGGTGCTAAAGGCACCTTTCCCATGACGGATGACAGTCGTAGTGCGTTCTTCACCTTTGTCGTTCATCACGGTTACAGTGATGTGCTTACGAGCAGTGGTTTTGCCTCTAACCCGACTGTCTACGGTTCTGACAGTTGGCTTCTTTAGGAAAGTCCAACCATCGGTTGTTTCCAGATTGTAAGGTTCTCCCGCAACGGTTCCAGATAAGGAAGTTTGCAACACGGGTGGCAGTTTCTTTGACGTACTCGGTGCCTTGGCTTTGGGCATGGGTGCCCTGTCTTCGTTCATTTTTTCGCGCCTAGTCTGTTCCCCGATCAACCGTTGTAAGTCTTCTACTGCGGCCCTAAAATCGCCTTCCGACTTGCGCGACGCTTCTCCGTGTCTGTTACCAAGGCGCATGGGGGCACCTGGGCGGGTTACTTCCCATTGCTTCCTTTGCTTTCTTACACTAATCCTCCCCATTTTCACTACGTTACGAACAGCAGCATTGACAGCCGGGGATGCAGTTTTCGGCGTTGGATAATCCTTCCAGAAATCCGAATCGCTCCAATCGGCACGGTGAGTCTGCTTGTAAGCGGCATCTTCCACTTTGTCAGCGAACGTCACAACTGCTTTGTGTTCTTCGGGAGGGAGTGTGACGATACCCGCCTTGGGTTTGCTTTCCTTCTTGGAATCGCCGTAGAACGAAATCTGCCGCTTCTCTTCAGGGGTGCGTGTGTCATCAGGCTTGAACGATGCAAGATTCGCTACGGCCCTACTGTGGGAATCGCTGCCTACATCGACCAAGCGAGTCGTTCCATCTGAATTACGGATGCGCTGTTGCGGTGGTTCATCCTTCGTGATGCTGCCTGTGGGAATGGCACCGTGTTTGTTAGCCTCTTTACGTTCTGCCGTCGTTGCCTGTCGCTTGGCAGCGTTGAACTTGGTTGACCTTGCTTTTGCCCTTTCTGCCTTCCTCGCCCTTTCACCTGCGGCAGATGCCCGTCGTTTGGCCGCGTTCAACTTGGTTGCCTTGTCTGCATTGCTCACATGCGCTGGCTTACCGGGTTCATGTGGTGTCTTACCTTTGCCGGGTGCCTTGCCCCCGCCTACCTTCTTGTCCAGTGCCAGGAAAGCATCCTCCTGGGACTTCTGTCCTGGGATGACATCCCGCCCCCACTTGTTCGGGTTTGGCTCGTGAGTGGCCGCGTACCACTTCTTGTCGTCATGCTTGAACACGTCGAACTTGCGCCCCTTGTTATCGGTGACGACAAGTGACCCCGCAATGCTTGGGTGCTCAGTGACAACCTGTTTCAAGTTAGACAGTTTGTTGAACAATCCTTCGGCAATGATGATCGTTCCCACCGGGCGCTTCCAGTACGCGGCGTCTCGCACATGGCGCACTGCGACCTTGGTTTCCGGTCGTGTCCATTCCAAGCGGCCTTCCGCCCACGCAAGTAAGGCATCGGCGTTGGCGATCAGGTCTTTGAGGTCACTGGGTGACATGGCTGCCTTTCGGTTCAAGGGACTATGGCAAGAATAACCGAGTTGGGCTATTCAGGACTGGTCCCGTACTTGTCCTTGATCAAACGAATGGCGGGACCGTAATCTTCGTCATCGAGTAGGAAGTCGTTGACCCCCGCCAAGGTGTCCTTCAACACGTCGGGATTGTCTTCGATGTACTGAGCCTTGAATGACCACGGTGCGTGCATGGCGATGATGTCACTGACCGGAATTGGCTTGGTCAAGATGATCGTGTGCTTCTCGGCGTCTTCGGGTGCCACTGTCCCATCACGGATGTCGCGGGTGTCCTGACCGAAGTCAGTCAGGTCTTCGATGGGCACATGGAACTCAACAGTCAATCTGTCATCTGGTTCACCCCACGGTTTCCCCGCTGATGCCCAGATGCTCCCTCCTACATCGGGGTTGTCTGCGTTGATTCGGATGCCATTGGTTGCGATGTTGTCGGCGTCTTCGATGGTGCGGGTCTGGTGGTAGAGCCGGATATGCCCCTTGGGGATGGGTGTCGTTCCCATCTTGGGTGGCTGTTTCCTACCCGCTATCTCATCGTGCAACTGTGCAGACGTAGTACGTGTTGGCTTGACAGGCTTGTCCTTCGGGCTATTAACCAGTTTCAGTGCAGACGGGGGAACATAGCGAGTGACGTAGGTCTTGTCACTGTCTTCTGCGTAGTCCCAATTCACCGCTTGACTTGGATCACGAATGACCTCCCCGCCACTGACATCTGTGTCGATTTCGTAGATGTCGTGTTCGTCATCGTTGTAGTAGCCCTGTGCAGCCTCTAGTGACGGGAACATATAGACCCCCACTGGCCGGTATTCAAAGGGGAACAGGTTGCCGTCTTCCCCCTGGGTCCACAGCATTTCGTCTTTCCACTCATCACCCATACCCGCACCTGTGTTCCATGTGTCGGTGCCTTCCAACCCATCAGCAAGAATCTGCTTACGGAGTTTCCTGGGCGCAACGTGGTACAACTTCTTGGGTGGTGTTCCTTGCCGCATGTGGTAATCGGTTTCGGAGTCATTCGTTGCATTGAACGGAATGTCGCGGTAAGACCCATGCTTGCTTGGGGTGTCGGGTAGTGACGGGACACTAGGAACCTTCGGAAGAGGAAGGGGCGTGCCTACTGGTGGATTTCCCGGCCACTTGCTTGGTTGACGTACATGGCGAATCTTGGTTTCCCGCAACACTTCATCGACCTTGTTGATGTAGAGGTCGTACAGTTTCCAGTCGTACAGTTTCCAATCGCACATGGTCACACCACCTGGGGGACTAGACGACAACGACAGTTTCGCGTAATGATACTATTGGCGGTGTACCATCCATTACCAGTATCGAGGTTGTAAACATGACCACTAAACGAACCGCTGTCGATCTTGACCACTTGCGCCGTTTGTACAAACAAGGAACGTCCGTTTTTGAAATGGCCCGAACCCTGAGTGTTTCTAGGGTGACTGTCGTTAGTCGGTTGAAAGACTTGGGGTTGCCTATCCGCAACGGAACCCAAGCCAACGACTTGCGATTCGCCAGAATGACTACCAACGAACGAAGGAATCTTACTCGTATCGCCAATATTGCGCGACGTAAGCAACCCATCAGTACCGCCGAACCCGCCGATTGGATCAATGGTCGCGCTACTAAGGCTGCTATGGCTCAGAGTCGCACAGTGGGCAACGGTGAAACCGAACTGTTCGACTTGCTGATCAGTCGCGGCTTGAACCCTATTCCCCAACATCCGGTCGGACGGTACAACGTAGACATCGCCCTCAGTCCCGTCGCCGTGGAAGTCTGGTGGGGAAATGCGTATCCGTTCAGGGTTAACAGATTCGTAAATCGAACTGTAAACCTCGCCAATCTTGGGTGGAACACCATTTACGTGTGGTGTAGTCACATCGTTCCCGACGAAGGTGCCGCACAAGAGGTCATTTCCTTCTACGACCATGTACGCGGGAACCCACAAACCATCAGACCGCAGTACCGGGTGATTCGGAGTAACGGTGACACTGTTGCCAGTGGACAGTCTGATTTCTACGACATCACCACTGAACCACCTTTTAGTGGCAAACCGTAAGTTGTTCGCGTCTACATGTGTATTGCCTACGTAACAGTTGATCGTCAGTTCAGGAGGGCCAGTTGGGTCACCGGGGAACTTCAACCATGCCTTACCAACATGGAACTTGTTGCCCGCCTTGCGTACCTGACCATCTGCCCGCCGATGTGCCGGTCGCACTCGTTCATCGTGTCGGGATGTCCAGACTAGGTTCACATGATCGGACACCACTGACGACATAGCCGTAGAAACGCCCTGTAAGGATGCTGTGGTCACTTGAATGGCAAGGTGCTTGTGCCATGCCGACCTGTATCCCGCTTGATCCCTGACGGCCTTACGGATGTCCTCAACTGATGCACCTGCCTTGTCCATTTCGGTGACTAGATCGGCCATGCGTTGTGATTGACGTAGTGCGGCGGACCTGATCATCTCCCGCAACGGTTCGGTGATTGATTCGATCAGTAGTTCCTGTGCAGTGTCATCCCCGACTATGCGGCCCAACGTCGAACGCTCGTTACGATTCAGTCGGCCTTCCTTTGCCAACGTGTCAATAAGTCCCTGTGCCGATAGGCGTCGCGCTAGTACTTGTGCGCGTTGCTTGGCAATCTGGTTAATGGTGCTATCGAGTGATGCGACCAACTGATCTGCCCATCGGGATGGATCAACCACTGTGTACGCGTTGATTCCCTTAGTCCCGATGCCTTCACCCTTCCAGTGACGAGTGCCCTTACGTGTCTTCGTACTGCCTAGGCGTTCACATATGACCTGTGCTTGACGTTCCGACCATGCGGAAACGATCCCGTCGATCATGGCTTCGGTACGCAGTTGCTCGTATTCGTCTTCCTGATCGTCCTGTGTTCCGTGATAGGCAAGCGGGATCGGATCAACTACCCGCTCTACCGGAAAGGGGGCGGCTCCACGGACTTCTGTTCGTCAGGTTGTACGTCTGACGTTTCAGTACCGGGTAGTTCCTTCTGCTGTGCCAGACGCATTGCCCGTGCTGCCTGTGCGTTGAGGAAGTTGCGCTGTCCTAGTGCTGCACCCGCTTGGGCACCCGCGCGTGCCGATGCCTGGGGATCGGCGTTTGGCGGTGTGCCTACCGGAGTGAGCAGTTCCGCTGCCTTGGTATCCGCATCGGTTGAACCGAACGGGACGTTGCCCGGTGGTAGCCAGAACACTCGTGATGCAGGTACATCCAACTTGGGAAGGTTCAGAACACTGCGGTAATCATCCAGACTGATTGCACCCGATTGGAAGTGTTGAAGTGCTCGGGCTTCCTTTTCCCGCTTGTGTCGTTGCAGTACATCCACGGTGTCGTAGTTGTGCGCCACGAAGAAGTCATCGGTGATCCCACCAACTGTGAGGATGTCGAATCCCGATGCAAGACCATCGCAGAACGGGACCATCGTGGCTTCCCAGAAGTTCGCCCACTCTGCATCTGCGTTATCGAAGGTACGTCCCGATGCATTGCCCAATACGGATTCGGGAACACCGAAAGACAGCAGAATGTCGTCCTTGGAGCCTTGTACCGCGTTCTGCCACCCGACATCGCGGGGACTGGCTGATGTGTCTACTGCCTGCACACCATCGGATGAAATGACTGTGGTTCTCCCCGCCTGTGATGGGCCACCACCGAAGCGGGTCTTCAGTTCCTTCAGGTCATCGTCTTCCATATCCCCCGCAACGGACACAATCATGCCCGGTCGCCCATCGTTCAGGAGGAAGTTGCGGTTGTACAGACGTGCCAGGTAGTCGGTGTCCGCTGCTAGTCCCGCTGCCACTAGGGGAGTCATCTGCGAATACGGATCGGTTGGGTGTGGCTTCACCTTGATCCACAACACGTCATCGGGTGAGAGGGCAACTGTGCCGCTGTCCGTCATCACGTCGAACCGTTCAACGAACTTGGTCGGATGGGGGATCACTCGCACGTTGCTGTTGTTCAGTAGGTGCAGTTCGGTTGGCCGACCACGGTTGTTGCGGATCACTTCCACGAACGCACCACGACGGGACAACATGAGTTGAGCGGCAAGACGGTAACGGAATTGGGCCGATGTTTCGTAGGCATTGGGACGACGGTTCAAGACTTTGTTCAAATCATCGTCTACCCAGATGTCTCCATCTACGTCGTTAAACTGACGGACAACCAACTGAAGGACCGCGCTGTTACTGGCAATGGCATCCACACAGCGGAACACCCAGATGACTCGTTCGTACCCTTGGCGTACTGCCTGTTCCAAGTCCCACGTTTGGAATCCCGCAACGCCTGACGCCTGTGAACGCGCTGAACTGACGACTCGCTGAATGGGGTTGCTTTGGCTGTTGGTAGTGCTGACCTTGCGTGAATCGAACAACCCACCTAGGAACTTGCCCATGCCAAATACTCCTACCGTCGATGCCTGCTATGCGTCACTACGCAAAGCCCAGCACATAACCAAGAACGGCAAGATTGAGTCCCGCTGTGAGGAAACCGGCACCCGATCCCCACATGAACGTCGCACCCGTCGTCATGGCTACAACCCCAAGGATAACGAGTATGAGTGCAATTGTGGCCTGTACCGCTTCACGGCGGACTGTTGCTACTTCTGGTTGTTGGTCATCATCGGGTTCCATGCCGTTACCTTAGACCAGGAGGCGGGATCGTTTATGGAACGCCAAGTAACCGTGTGCCATAGTCACCGCGTCTGTCTGGTCATCGTGTTGGCCCTCGGGGAACATGCTGATTTCTTCTAGGAACACCGGGTTCCAACTGCCTGGGACTATGGACACATTGCCCGCTTCTGCTGCTGATGCCAGAGGGTTGGCACGTACTATCTTGCTACCTGTTGGTCTGATCCCGTCGAAGTCGTATCCCGGCAGTACATTGCGTCGGTAATGGGAGATGGTGTTGACGCCCGATGATCCCGGTTCCTGTTCCATGCGTATCGGCACCTTTGTACCGTCGCTTTCGGCAGTAGCGGAGATAAGACGTTCCACTTCCGCTGGTGATCCTTGGATGCGGGTGACATCTGCGATGATCCACATACCGTCAGGTGTCCGACCGACCAATGCTCCCGCTGTCCAGTCACCGCCGTCCTTGGTCGCTGCCAAGTCCCATGTGCGTACCCACTTTGTCTTGCGAGGGATTTCGTCTACCCGCCTGAACCATTCACGACGGAAGATCATGCCTTCCTGACTGACGTTCCAATCCCCGTTTAATAGTCGTTCCCGATCAAGTGGTGACAGGTGTTGGAGGTTCTTGATGTAACTGTCCTGATCCAGTGATGGGTTGTCCCGCAACCTGGCGGGAATGAAGATGACGTGATCCAACCGTGTCTTCGGATCAACGAAACGCTCCCGACACCACTGATGACCGACCCCGCCAGGGTTGGATGCCGCACGCATACGTAGCGGGATGTCGAAGATGGTGGTTCCGTCCGGTGCTGCCGGGTACTGCTCCATTGCCTGCTGATTGGGATACACGCTGTCGCACGCTGACAACATATCGGCGTGTTCCCACCCGCCTTGCTCCTTGGTGATCGCTGTATTGCAGTTGCGGCATGTGATCTTCGGTCTACGTAGCCGACTGAACAGGTACGTGTAGGTAGATTCGTTCCAGTGAGTCAGTTCGTCCCAGCCAATGAATTGGTATTCCGCTGATTGCAGTTTGAACTTGTCCTTATCGTGTTGGATGTATCCGAAGGACAGTCGTGCTCCCGATGGGAACACCCACTTGCGTCCACCATCACGGGGTACTGCATCGGTTCCCGCCAACCAACTACGAGCACGATCCATGATTGCGCCCGGTTCGTTCAAGTCAGGCCACGTCTTACGCAGTAGTAGAGCGGAATAGCCAGGTACGTCCACGTACTGCAACGCGGCCATTAGTAGGGCATCCGACTTCCCACCACCTGCCGCACCACCGAATAGTGCTTCCTCTGTGTTCAGTAGTAGAAACAATTGCTGTGGGGTATGGGGTGTGTGGGGCATGTACTGATCGACCATGCGAGGTGTGAGCAACTTCGACAACCGTTGCCGTTCACCGGGTGGCATCTTCTGCAACATATGAACTATGTCGTCCTTCATCACTGCCTACTTGTCTCGATTGTCTAGCGTTGGGAATGGTGTACCGGATACGTGCCCGTCAGTCATGCGCGTTGTGTGCCTGCCGCACGTCATCCATGAACAGGTGTCGTTATGAGCACAGTGTGCCCGCAATACCCGTTCACATACGCCGCAGATGATCGCTTTGGGTAGTTCATCCTTAGCCATGTTCACCAACTGTCTTCAGAGGCTTCTTCTATCTGACGACACACGATGCAGATATAACGGAACCCGTCTGCCGGTAATGCGTTCTTACGCCCACAAGTATCGCAGTCTGGCTTGGGAGTGGATTGCTGCATTTCATCAGGTTACCCAGATTCATGTGCTTAGTGATTCGATTGCTGTAATCCATGTGTGTTCCGATTCGGTGATGCTTTCGATAAGGCGGGATCGTTGACTGAGTGTTTCTTCCCGCTTCTGCTGGTAGTAGGCGGTATCTGTGCATAGGCGTTGGATGTCGCTTGCCCATTGCTTAGTGGTGGCGGGATACAAAGCGGAGTCACCCGCTATTTCGTAGTGACTGGGTAGGTTCGTCAGGACAGTCGGTATCCCGCGCAACACCGATTCCGCAACGACCATGCCGAAGGTTTCGGAGATGGATGGGGACATCACGACCTTGGCTTGTGCATACACGCTGTCTATGTCTTGCTTACTGGGGATGATGGTGACGTTATCCCGCTGCGGTGGTATCTGCACTCCGTGTCCACCCAACAATGCAGTGAATGGTTGATTGGGTAATGCATCCGTCACGTAGTCAAAGATTCCCGCGCCCTTGTCGGCGCTGACGTTGACTTGGAGAACGTCTGTGGGCGTCCCTGTGGGGATTTCAGGTATGGGTATGGGTGGATACACCATGATGACGTGATCGGTCCACCTGTGCAGTTTGGCGACCGTGTAGAAACTGTTGCCTACGGTGAGTGTGGGTGTCCATCTGTCAATGGATCGAATGGTTGTGGGATTCAAGTTATGCACGATACCGACGTAAGGGATGCGGGTGTTGTTTCCTAGATGACGAGTGATGGTGTGCCGTATTTCGGGATGGGTAATCACAACGTCATACGTGGCAACCAGTTCGGTGTATAGGTATCCCGCCGACTTCACAGTGAACTCGTTGTAGACAAGTGGCTTCTTGATTGGTGCTTCCGATGCGTAGATGTCCACGGTGTGACCACGTTCCCGCAGTAGTTCGCATAGGCGGAGTGTCATCAGTTCCCCGCCCACCCAACGCAACGGGGGAACGCTATGCAGATTGACCAGTATCTTCATCGTCTATTACCTCTGCATCAATGATGTCGGTGATTTCGTTTTGGTCTGCCAACATTTCAAACAGACCGGGTGTGCGTTGAATGACGGTGATGAAGTCGGCTAGACGGTCGGGATTGTCCATGTTGAGTTCTTCGGTAACGGATACCTTTGCGTTGACTTCGATTGGTTCCCCGTTGTCCCCGGTAATTTCGTGCCGTTGAACGTCAATGCCCAATGCCTTCTGACCAAGTGTGTGCCATTGAGACGCGGCATGGGAAAGGGTGTCTAGTTCCTTTGCGTCAATGGATGTCTGTACTTCCGATGGGTCTACCAACCCGCCATTACGTGCTCGTTCAATGGCTTCATCACGTATGCGTTTGCGTTCCTGATAGTCCTGGGCAATCTCGGCCACTCGTGCTGTGACCATTGACATTCCTAGTTTGGCGGTCTTCAGTGCGTTGGCATCAAAGTCCACTGATTCCGACTGTAATTCGCTGATCCTACGAGTGCGTTTCGTTGTTTCCAGACGGTGTTGGTACTGCTTGCGTTGGTCATACCAGCGTTCTTTGGCTGCCTTTTCCCTGAGTGTTTGTACGGGCATCTTCCAATGCCTTGCTGTTTCGGGAAGGTTGACGAACTTACGGGCTTCCTTTTCGTTCCCGCCGCCTAGTTCCTCGGGGATTCCCATAATGAAGTGCTGTCGAATGGTGTCCCAATCCCACTTTGCCTTGAAGCGGTCAGCCTTGTTTGGGGTGTCGTCAGGTATGTCATCGGGGAGTGGTTCTGTGTCTTCCGACATCTGCCTGACCTTCGCTGGGTAGTGGCGATAATAGCAACGCTTCGATCATAGGGGTGAGGAATAGCAAGGATACGTGGCTAAATGACTACTTCAAGGGGGACAACTTTCGGACTACATCCGTTGAGTGATGCGTATCTGCACCGTGGATTGTGTTGTTGAAACTTGTTCGGGAATGTATGTTTGTTCCCTTTTGCTCTCGGTACGCATATCGAATCTGATCCCGTTTGCTGTCAGGGGATCATCTAGTAATAGATGTATGTACCGTTCACGGGGTGTCATCCCGCCCCATACTCCGAAGGGTTCTTTGAGTCCGTAGTCAAGACATTCCGCACTGACCGGGCACCCGCCGCATATGGCTTTGGCTTGGTTGTAGTAGCCCAATACCAACTTACGTTGGGCTGAGTCAGGCGGGAAGAAGATGTCCATTGACTTCCCGATACAGTGTGCCGATTCCTGCCAGAAGGTATCTCTGTATGGGTGTTTGTTGGTCCCCTTCATGGGTGTACCAAGTTTGGATTCAAATGGGAGTAGGGACTGTCATCCCACCATTCCCCGACCAGTTCCTTCATGCGCCAGATGTCGTCGTCCGCTTTCGTGTAGCGGTAACAGAGAGCGGCATTGGCTGCGTAGTGTGACCCTTCCTTGATCTGCGACGAATGATGGCAACTGAATACCCGACCTGGCACTACTCGGGGTTCTCCCAACAGTGTCTTGTGGGCTACTTCCCATGCTGCATCTTCGTATCCCCAACCACGGAATCGTTCATCCTGCCCGCCATGTGACCACCACGACTGAGGGGTAGTGACGTAGATTCCCGAACATGCGTTGTCGATCAGTTGGTAACGGCAATCCCGCAACTGTGTGCCGGTCTTGAACTGCTGCGTCCCCTCTTTCTTCAGTGATCGGTATTCGGTGTATGGGGTCACCACGCCCGGTGCTTCCAGGGCCAATTCGATT